GACGCTCTTCCGATCTCTAAATCCTCGCAGAAACTCAAAAAATGAGATTTTTGAAACCAAAAAATTGGAAAAATTCAAATTGAGGTACAAATAATGTCAAGTAATCGCAAAGAAGAATTATTGAAAGTAATTGAAAATGATACAACTTTAACACCACTAATTGATGAGGTGGTGTATCTGGAAGAACAACTTGATTATCTTAGGACATTACCAAAGATTAAGGTACATCCTAAGAATCCAGAGATGCAGAAAACAACTCCAGCAGCAAAGTTATATAAAGAGATGTTGCAGCAGTACACCAACATTATAAGAATTCTAATGAGAGCTACTGGAACTGATATAGAGGATGATGAAAGTCCACTTAGAAAGTGGGTGAAGAATCATGCTGATTAAAGAAAAAAAGATATGGACTTCTAACAACTCCTATTTACTGGAATACAGAGCAAGAGCAGAAGCTGGTGAAGAGATAATAGGTCAGGAGCTTTGGATGGAGCTGGATAATCTAGCAGAGGACTTCAAGAACGATAGATATTATTATGATGTATCTGATGCAATCTTAAGGATGGACTTCATGGAGAATTGTGTTAGGTTAACCAAAAGTCCATACTACAATAAACCAATGGTGTTAATGCTTTGGCAAAAAGCTTTGATAGAAGCAATCTATAGTTTTAAGATGTCTGAAACAGGCCTTAGAAGATTTAAAAAGATTCTGCTGCTGATTGCAAGAAAGAATACTAAATCTGAAACCTGTTCAGCTCTTGGACTATCAGAGTTCATACTTGGTAATGAGGGTGCAGATATAGTTGCATCTTCAAATGATGATAATCAGGCATCTATCATCTATGATGCAATTGATACCATGAGGATGCTTATAGATCCTGATAGCAAGGATACAAAGAGGAATCAGAGGTTTATGTTAAATAAAAGTAATAATAGCAAGATATATAAGCTATCAGATAAGACCAGAAACAAGGAAGGTAGAAACATTGATACTGCATTCTTGGATGAAAGCCATGAAATGAAAGAGAATGTTATTGCTAAGTCCATTGAGCAGTCACAGTCCCTTAAGGATGAACCACTGTTCTTTAATCTAACTACAGAAGGGTTTGTTATTGATGGATACTTGGATGAAGAGCTTAAGAAGGCAAGAAGTGTTATTGCCAAAGAAGTTCCTGATGATCCAGCTGCTGAAAGATTCTTACCTTGGCTTTATACACAAGATTCAGAGATGGAAGTTTGGAATGGCAATAGGCAGAACAGACTTTGGATGAAGTCTAATCCTACTCTTGGCAAGGTTAAGAAGTGGGAGTATATGGAAGAGCAGATAGCACTTGCTAAGAGAAGTAAAGCAGATAGAATTTTTGTACTTAGCAAAGATTTTAATATAAAACAGAATGCTGCTGAAAGCTGGCTTAATCTTGAAGATTATCAGTATGATGCAGTTTATGATCTGGATAAATTCAGAGGATGTATGTGTATAGGGGCAGTTGACTTATCTGAAACGACTGACTTAACTTGTGCTAAAGTCCTTTTGATGAAACCAGATGATAATACAAAGTACATTCATACACAGTACTTCATTCCAGAAAGTAAGCTTGAAGATAGTGATGATAAGAAAGCTGGAGCAAAGTATAAGGAATGGGCAGAAGCTGGACTGCTGACAATAACAGAGGGTAATGATATTGACCTTGCAGTAGTAGCTGATTGGTTCTATTCCCTTTATCATGATTATAATATCAGGCTTTGGAAATGTGGATATGACCAAAGATTTGCAAGGGATTGGCTTAATCGTATGGAGTACTATGGATGGGATAAAGGCAGTGGTGATGTAGAGATGGTATTACAGAATGCACAAACTTTATCCAATGCTATTAAGCTATGTGAAGCAGACTTTAAGCATCAGCTTATCAATTATAACAACAACTTAATGGATAGATGGTGCTTAGGTAACAGTGGAATTAAGGTAGATGATAAAGGACTAGCCTTAATTATTAAGATGGAAACAGGAAAGAGAATTGATGGTGCAGTATGCTTGGCAATTCTCTATGAAATGTACAGAAGGTATCGTACAGATTACCGAACAATAATAGAAAAGTGATATGTATAAAGTGTATAAACATACTTTTCCTAATGGGAAAGTTTATATAGGAATAACAAAATTAGATATTTTCAACAGATGGAGAGATGGTAAAGGGTATAAGAATCAAACTTTAATGTTTAGAGCAATTTGCAAGTATGGTTGGGAAAACATTAAACATGAAATACTTTTCACTGATCTGACTAAGGAAGAAGCTGAACAGAAAGAGATTGAATTGATTGCTTATTATAAAAGCAATCAAAAAGAGTTTGGTTATAATGTTGAAAATGGTGGAAATTGCAAAGGTAAAATGCCAGAATCTGAAAGATTAAAAAGAAGTATAAGATTTAGAGGTAAAAATAATCCTATGTATGGTAAAGGTCTTAAAGGTTCAGATAATCCTATGTATAACAAGAAATGGACAGAAGAACAAAAGATAGCACAAAGTAAAAGATTAAAAGGTAGATATACAGGTGAAAAGAATCCTATGTATGGTAAGCATCATAGTGAAGAATATAAAAAGAGATTAAGTGAAGCTGAAAAAGGTGCAAATAATCCTAATGCTAAGATGGTTAGATGTATAGATACCAATAAAATATATCCATGTGCAACAATGGCCACAAAAGAAACAGGAATAAATAGTGGTAGTATAAGTCAATGTTGTCATGGTAAGACAAAGACTGCTGGAGGTTATCGGTGGGAATTTGTTGAGAAGTAAGGAGGTAAAGATGAGTTGGTTCAGTAAGCTTTTTCAAAAAGGCCCTAAGAATCCTAAGTTTGCACCAACACTAAATGGATGGATGCCTGTTTACAGTCAGTTTGGAACAGACATCTATGCAAGTGATGTAGTGCAACAGGCAATTAAGTGTATAGTGGATGAAATGAAAAAATTAAATCCTACACATATTAGAATGATTGACAATGATCCAACCCCTATTAAGGGTAGTGTTCAGAAGGTGTTGGATAATCCTAATCAGCTTATGACTACTAGTGACTTTTTGGAGAAAATATGCTGGTTATTATTATTGAATTACAATGTATTCATTATTCCAACTTACTATACCTGGACCGAAAAGACAGTTGATGAAAGTGGTAATAAAATTACTGTTGAAAGAAGAAGATATGAAGCATTGTATCCAATCAAGCCTAATCAGGTAGACTTCATTGAAGATGCAAGAGGTAAGTTGTTTGTTAAGTTTTGGTTTAATAATGGTGAAACTACCACTATTTCATATGATGATGTAATTCACATTAAATATAACTATTCAGTTAATGAATACATGGGTGGTAATTTAATGGGACAGCCTGACCATCAGGCTTTACTTGGTACATTGGAACTTAATAATACATTGCTTCAAGGTGTGGCAAAGGCCATGAAGTCAAGTTATGCAGTTAATGGAATAGTTAAGTATAACTCAATAATGGATGATGGAGAGGTTGCTGCTGCACTTCAAAGACTGGAGAATCAGCTTGCTAATAATGAAAGTGGATTCTTACCACTTGATTTTAAAAATGAGTTTACTCCAATTGAAAAGAAGATTGCTTTAGTTGATGAACCTACTCTTAAGTTCATTGATGAAAAGATATTAAGACATTGGGGAGTGCCTTTAGCAATCCTTACTGGTGATTATACTAAGGCCCAGTACAATGCTTTTTATCAGAAAACATTAGAGCCTTTAATTATTAGTATAAGTCAGGCATTTACTAAGAAGATATTCACTGAAAGAGAAAAGGCTTTTGGAAATGAGATTAAACTCTATCCTAAAGATTTAATCTTTATGACTGTTGAACAAACTATTGAGATGGTAACTCTTTTGGGTAATACAGGAGCATTATATGAAAATGAAAAGAGAGTAGCCTTTGGACTTAGACCACTTCCAGAGTTGGAAGGTAAGCGATACATGAGCCTTAACTGGATTGATGCTAATAATGCAGCAATGTATCAGATGGGCAAGAAAGAAGATGTAAATGTTGATATAGTTGATGAGAATAAAGAGGAGGTATAGGAATGACAGAATTTGAAACACCTGAAAGCAGAAATGAAGCAATATTGCAGAATATATTAGGTGCAGATAATGAACTTCAAGCACCACAGAGTAGGATTGAAAGTTACTTACAGATGATACTTGCTATGCTTGGTGGAGGTGGAGATGCTACAGAAGTTGAAGTTGCTTATAAGATACTTAATAAGCAGAATATAAGTATTGTGCATAGTAGCCAGAGCAGAGCCAATTACAATAGTTATTTAATACTTACACAGGTGGGTATCGTATATGTAAAAGTTGTAGATGGTACTGTAACTGCTGAAAATCTTGCTGGATATACTTATACTGTAAGTGGATCAGTAAGTGGTCAGACAGTAAGCATTGATTTAGGCTATGCATGGAATGTAGGTGTTATCATTCCTATACTTAATGACTATGTATCAAGTGTGACATTCTCTTAGGAGGTGCTTAAATGAATGTAAATGAAATTACAATTACTATGGCTAGTAATTGGTATATTGATAGAACAGTAAGACAGAAGATAGGATATTCAGGTGAAAATGCAGTAGTGGAATTTAAACTTGAAGCAACTCCAGAAGAAGGCTTTACATATTATCTTGATGTGCAGAGTAAAAAGATAAAGAATATCATCTTACTTGATGATGAATTATCTGTAACTCTTACTACTGAAATGCTTGGAGAAGCTGGTATTAAGAAGATGCAGATAGTTGCATATAATGAAACACAGGTCAAGAAGTCTAATATCTTTGAAGTAGAAGTTGGTGAAAGTATCAATGCTACAGAAGAGGTTGAAGGACACTTTGCATCTGCATTACATCAGATTTCAGAATGGATAGCTGGAGTATATAGAGCTTTAACTGGTAAACAGAATAAGTTAGTTCCTGGAACTAACATTGTTATTGATGAAAGTGATCCAGAGCATCCTGTTATATCTTCCATAGGTGGTGGAAGTGGTGATGATTCTGTTATCTGTCCTATATATACTAGAACAGGTGGATCTAGTACAGACTTTACTGATGGAACATGGACTTGTAACACTACTTATTCTGAAATTGTAAGTAATTGTTTTCTTCCTGAAAATTATAAAAATTTACAACCACAATTTGATTTCAACAATAATAAGTTAGAAAGATACTTAGATATTGCACAGATTAAGAGATTTTATGTATCAGGAACTAATCATTATATTGAATACGTGGTAAGGGATACAGTTACTAATGGTAATGGGCAAAACTTATACTATGTAAGACATACAAACAATGATGTAATTACTGTTACAGGTGTTTGGAAAATAAAAAATCAATCGGAACTAACATCTAATAATGCTGGTGATGGAATTAGTATAGGATTAGTCAATGGTGTGCTAAAGATTTCAGTTGATTATCCTAATGGAGATGAGGTGAATTACTAATGAGTAAAGTAATTTGTACCAAGGAAAAAATAGATGATATAGCAGATGCTATCAGGTCAAAACTATCAAGTCAAGATACTTATACATTAGATGATATGCCTGATGCTATTGAAAGTATAAGTGGTGGAGGTGGAGGAACTACTGCTACAAGTATTGATATTGTAACAGAATTACCACAAACCTTAGTAGAGGGTGCAGTATATCTTATACCTAATGGCGAACAAGTTGTACCGCCATTACCATTGTCAATTGACACAACAATGAATAGATGGGCTGTAACTTGTGAAGTTCCAAACGAGGCAATAACTTTTCCTTATGCATTAACGATTACAAAAATAAAAAATTCACCAAAGTATTATTGTTTTGGTGCAAAAGTAGGAACAGCAGCAGAACCACAATCATTTGTATCCGTACCGAGGACACGCTCAAGTGGTCCTGATGAAATGAACTTTGCAGAAAGTAATACAGTAACAATGCCTACTTATATTTATAAGTACGAACCTGCAACTGATACAGATTGGGTTGATATTACTGCTGATATAACATCAACGGACTGGAACAATTACGTTGTAGACCATCATATGTTGCATTGTTTCTATTCAACATATACTATGATACGACACAGTTTAAATCATATAGCATATGAATCTAAATGGAATGTAATAGATACAAGCGGTAGAATTATTAAGCAAGGTTATATTAGCGAATACCTAGTGTATTTTGTTGAGAGTGGTACGGCAATAAGTCAAGGTAGTCATACTCTTAAATGGGTTGCTACTCAATATAGTTAAGTATTTAGTTAATTATCTAATTGGAGGTATAATAGATATGAATCATGGATTTAATGATGAAACCAAAGAAAAGGTTGAAGTTCCTAGTGGAAGAATAACTAAACTGACAAAAACAGTAACTGTTCCAGCCACTACTTATGGATATAATATTGATTTTAATTTATCAGAGCAGCCTGAATATGCTGAATTTGATAATTATATATTATTAGATTTTTATCAAGATAATGCTCATTCTCCTATGGTAGTTGGTGGAGGTTCACAGTCAGGAATGGTGTATCCTAGAATGTTTACACAAACTGTTAGTAATAGTGATTATGTAATGATAGGTGCTTATAATTCAAGTTCTACAGATAAATCTTGTAAATTTGGAGTGACGATATTGTGGTACAACGATTAGAGGGAGGTAAGAAATATGCCTAAGAAAGAATTAGAACAGAGAAGTTATAACTTTGAAATAAGAGCAGAGGAAAGTGAAAGAGGTCATATCATCACAGGTAGACCAATAGTTTATAACTCTAGAACTGACCTTGGTTGGTTTGATGAAGTTATTGAACCAGGAGCCTTGGATGGTGCAGACCTTAAGGATGTTAGATTCCTGGTTAATCATAACTTAAGTATGATTCCTTTGGCTAGATCAAGAAGAAATAATGGTAATTCTACAATGCAGTTAACACCTGATTTAGAAGGTTTAAGCCTTGATTGGGTTGAATTGGATACAGAAAATAATGCAGATGCAAGAGCATTATATTCAGCAGTTCAGAGAGGGGATATAACAGGAATGTCCTTTATGTTCTCAATTGATGATGAAGAGTGGGAGAACTTAGAATCAGATCATCCTACTAGACACATTAGAAAGATTGGTACAGTGGTGGAAGTAAGTGCAGTTACAATGCCAGCTTATGAAGCCACTTCCATAAATGCTAGAAGCAAAGAAGCATTGGATAATGCTAGGTCTGCACTGGAGAGTGCAAGACAGCAATCTAGCAAGTCAGTGGAAACTGATAGTAATAGATTAGAGCTTGAAAAAGCTAGATTTAATTTTATTTCACAATTATAGGAGGTAGTGAAAATGAGAAAGAAAATGCTAGAAAAAAGACTTGCTAGACTTAAAGCAAAATTAAATACTCTTACAGAAAGAGCTAATGCATCAGAGGATGCAGCAGAAGTTAGAAGTCTTACAGAAGAAGTAGCAGACATTAAAGAAGAGATTGCTGAAACAGAAGAAGAGATTGAAGCAATCAATGAGGAAGAGGAACAGAGAAATAATGTTCCAGCTAATGCACAGTTAGTTAATGGTAATGTTGTTAATGGTCAGGTTGTAGGTTCATTTAATAATGAACAGAGAGAAGATGATCCAACTGCTTCTATGGAATATAGAAAAGCATTCATGCAGTATGTTCAGCGTGGTGTTATGATTCCAGAGAACTTAAGACAGACTAATACATTACCAACAGAAGCAAGAGCTGGTGTATCAATCAGTACAACTGATACAGGTGCTGCAATTCCTATTACTATCATGAATGAAGTAATTAATACTATTCGTGTTCGTTATGGAAACCTTTATAACAAAGTTATGAAGATGTCAGTTCCTGGTGGTGTTGAATTTCCAATTGGTGCATTAAAGGCTTCATTCAAATGGATTAATGAAAGCACAGTTAGTCCAAGACAGAAAACTGCTCCACTTGGTAAGGTATCATTCAATTACCATGTAGGTGAAATCAGACTTGCACAGTCATTCTTATCAAACATCTTAACACTTTCAGCTTTTGAATCAAAATTAGTTGAAGTTATTGTAACTGCATATCTTGAAGCTATGGATGGTGCAATCGTTAATGGTACAGGTAAGGGAATGCCTTTAGGTATCCTTAATGATGAAAGAGTTGTAAATGTTGTTGAAATGACTGCTGCACAGTTAAGTGATTGGACTGCTTGGAGAAAGAACTTCTTTGCTAAGTTACCACTTGGTTATAGAGCTGGTGAATTTATCTTTGAAGCATCTACAGTTGATGCATATCTTGAAACAATGCAAGATGCTAATGGAAATCCAATCTTTAGACAGGCTACAGGCCTTGAAGTTAATGATGGGGATGTTAGAAATCCTAATGGTAGATTCTTTGGCAGAGATATTGCTTTGGTTGAGCCAGATATTTTACCTGGATTTGATTCAGCAGAAGCTGGTGATGTAATCGGTGTATTCTGGCAGCCTTGGGAATATGCAATGAATGAAAACTTTGGATTCACAATGAGAAGATACTTTGATGAAGAAGAAAATGAGTGGGTAGATAAGGCACTTGTTGTTGTAGATGGTAAACTTCTCAATCCTACAGGTATCTATCTTATCAAGAAAAAAGGTAACTAAGGAGGTGCTATTATGACAACTATTCAGGCACTCCAGGGATTATATGTAGCTCTTGGTGGCGAGCTTACAGATACTTATGAAGATATTGCTAATGGAATACCAGTTAGTGATTATAAGGTTATTCCTGATATGATTAATGCTATTGCACAGAAAGTACCAACTGGTGGAAGTGGTTCAGCTTTACCAGCAGTTACTGCTGATGATAATGGTAAGTTGTTAACAGTTGTTGAAGGTGCATGGGATAAAGCTGATGCACCTACAGAACTTCCAGCAGTTACTGCTGATGATAATGGTAAAGTTCTTAAAGTAGTAGAAGGTGCATGGGATAAAGGCACAGATTTAGTTGAATAGGAGGTTAATCAGGAATGGATGAAATGCTTACTAATGTAAAAGCTGCCCTGGGCATTACAGGAACTTATCAGGATGAAACAATAACACAATACATTGATGAAGTGACATCCTTCCTGATTGATGCTGGGATAAAGCAATCCAATATTACAGTTGGATTGGTTGCTAGAGGTGTTGCTGATCTATGGAACTATGGAAGTGGTGATGGTAAATTATCAAGCTACTTCATGCAGAGAGCAACACAGTTAAGTTATAAAAATTAGGAGGTAATCAAAAATGATTAATACAGATAGAATTGTACCTGTTACAGTTACAGATTTATTAACACTTTATGGTAATATCATGAAGTTAAATGGTACATCAGTTGCAGCAGTTGAAGCAGTTTCACCTGGTGTATTTGAACTTACTAGTGGTAGTGGTAATTTACTTGCTAATGAACCAGTTAAATCACTTGATTTTGGTGAAGGTGTTACATCAGCAACAGTTTACTTCATTCCAACTTATGATTATGTTGGATTTACTGTAGAAGGTGCTACTGCAACACTTGATGATTCTAGTGTTGAAGTAAATGCTGATGGTAGAACACTTTACACTGCAACTCTTGCAGATGGTGAAGTTACTATTGCACAGGTAGGATTTTAATCATGGCTAGGAATTATAAACCTTATACTCCCTTTACTGTAGCTATGAAGCTATTGATTCCTACCACTACCAAGGTAAAGGGAGTAGTGCAAAAGACATTTCCAAGTCCTGATGATGCACCTCTTATAATGGGTTCTTTTAGAACCTTTGGAGGTACAGAAAGTACAGAGAATGACCTTTACACTGTTTATCATACTGCAACCATTGATACCTGGTATAGACCAGATATTAAGGCTAATTGTCAAATTTACTTATGTGATACTGGTGATACTTATGACATCATAAGTGATCCAGAGGACATTGAAATGCGACATCAGTATTTGCAGTTTAAGGTGCAAAAAATAGGTGGTGAATCTTAATGGCTAAGAGAAAGTCAATGCTATCTATTGATTTTTCAAATTTTTCTGATTATGCAGAAAGGCTTGATGAACTTGGTGCTGATTTGAAGAAAGTTTTTGCTGATGCTATGGAACAGGCAGCAGAAACTGTTCAAGAAGATACATTAGAAGCACTTTCAAGTGCTTATTTACCAGCTGATGGTATCTATTCCAAGGGAATAACTAAGCAACAGGTTATAACCAATGCTAAAGTTGAATGGAGTGGATATGTAGGTGAAATTGGTTTAGGTTTTGATAAGTCTAAACCAGGAGCTGGTGGATTCCTTATAACAGGTACACCTAGGATGCAACCTGATTATAAGCTTGAAGATATATATGGCAGAAGAAAGTATGAAAATCAAATTAAGAAAGATATTGAAGAAGTTCTGCAAGCTGAAATTGATAGAATAATGGGAGGGTGATATGGAAGATAAGTTAATGGAGTTACTTGAAAGCCTTGGTTATCCTGTATATAGGCAAGGGAGCTTTACAGATACACAGAAGTATCCTGATAACTTTTTTACTTTCTGGAACACAGATAGTCCAGATCATTCTCATTATGATGATACTGATTATGGTACAGATTGGAGTTATGATGTTAACTTTTATTCAGTTACTGTATCTAATACTTATGATGTGCTTAATCAGGCTAGAAGCTTATTAAAGCAGAATGGCTTCATAGTACCAAGTAAAGGATATGATGTATATTCTGATGAGCCTACTCATACAGGAAGAGGAATGATAGTTTTATTTTTACAAATTTAGGAGGTAATCTAAAATGAAGATTTATGAATACAGAGGTGTTGAAGGCCTTGTATATGCACCAATCACAGAAGATAGTGCAGAAAACTTCACAACAGGTGTAGTTAAACCATTGGCTGGTGTTGCTGAAATTAGTAAGACAACAGATTCAACTAATGAAGCACATTATTATGATAATATTCCAGCAGTAGTTGTATCTTCAACTGGTTCTGATGAAATTACTATTTCTACATCTGCTATTCCACTTGAAACTTTAGCAGATATTACAGGTCAGGCATATGATGCTACTACTGGAATGTTCGTTGAACAGGAAAGAACACCTGGATATTTTGCTATTGGGTATATCACAAAAGATACTAATGGCAATTTATATTATGTATGGAGATTAAAAGGTACATTTAACATGCCAGACCAGACAAACCAGACAGAGAATGATGGTACTGATGCAAATGGTCAGGAAGTTACATTTACAGGTATCACAACTACTCACAAGTTCACTAAGACTGGTAAGGGTGCAAAGGGTATTACAGTTGATACATCAGCTAATCCAGTTGATGAAACAACATTCTTTGGACAGGTACAGACACCTGATACTGTTCAGGCTGCTGCACCTTATACAGTTACAGGAATTGGTGTTATTCCATCAACCGTATCAGTAGATGTTGAGGATACAGTAACTCTTACTGCAACTCTTACACCAGTTGGTGCATCAGGAACAATCACTTGGACTTCAAGTGAAGAAACAGTTGCAACAGTTAATGATGGTGTTGTAACTGGTGTTAGTGCTGGTACTGCTACTATTACTGCTTCATGTGGTGGATATTCAGATACATGTACAGTAACTGTTAGTGCTGGAGAATAATTAAGTATTTAGTTAATCAATTAAATGTGGGTACTTAATTGTACCCACATATTTTTAGAATTTTTGGAGGTATTTAAAAATGAATAAATCATTAGAATTAAAAGTTTATGATGAAGAAGGAAAAGTTGTAAAGACATCAAAGGCTGAAATGTTAGATTTAGAGTTTGGATCAGTTAGAAGCCTTATGGAGTTACTTAATATAGATGATGTAAATGATACAGGTCATTTACTTAGAATCATTTATAATGCTTGGGATGAAATCATTAAAATTTTAAATAAATGTTTTACAGATATGGAATATGAGGATTGGGAGCATGTAAAGGTTAAGGAACTACTTCCAATAGTAGTTAATATTCTTAAGTATTCTTTTAGTGAAATCTTGAATATTCCATCTGACTCAAAAAACTAGATGAGGGAGTAGATGATACTCCCTTATTTGAAATTTTATTCAATATAAATTATCAGCTTTGCAAGGAGTTTCCAGCTTTAAGTCCTTATGAAGTGGATGTTAGATCATTTCATGAAGTGATTAAACTCTATTCTGATGTACGAAAATTACAGATTAGAGAAAAGAAAGCACATGACCCTAACAGGGTTATAAGAAGAAAAGCTGGTGATGATTGGTTTTAAAAAGGTGGTGAAAAAATGGCTGGTAATAATAATTCAACAACTACTTTTAGAGCAGATATAAGCAGATTAAAGAAGGCAATGCAAGAAGCAAGCAGACAGGTTAGGCTTGCTGAATCAGAGTTTAAAGCTGCAAGTGCTAGTATGGATGATTGGTCTAATAGTGCAGAAGGCTTATCTGGTAAATTAAAGAGCCTTGATAGTGTTATTTCTGCACAGAAAAGGCAGCTTGATTTACTGAATGATGAGCTTGAAAAGACTGCTAAAGAGTATGGTGAAAATTCAGCAGCAGCAGACAGAGTAAGAATCAGAATCAACAATCAGAAGGCAGCAATTGCTAAGAGTGAAGCAGAATATAGCAAGTATGCATCTAAGCTTCAAGAAGTTACAGGTGATACTAAAAAGTATGAGGATGCCCTTGATGATCTAAAGGATAAAACAGAGGGTGCATCTGATGGCTTTACTGTTATGAAGGGTGCTTTAGCAAGTTTAGTTGCTGATGGTATCAGAACTGCTATTAGTGGACTTAAGGACCTTGCAAAAGAAACCTATAATGCTGGTGCTAACTTTGAGCAAGCTATGGCACAGGTAGAAGCCATTTCAGGAGCGACAGGTGAAGAAGTAGATGCTTTGACCGAAAAAGCCAAAGAGATGGGTTCTAAAACTAAGTTTAGTGCATCAGAATCAGCAGAAGCATTCAATTACATGGCTATGGCTGGTTGGAAAACCAAAGATATGATTGAAGGTATTGAGGGTATCATGAACCTTGCTGCTGCATCTGGTGAAGATTTAGCAACTACATCAGACATTGTAACTGATGCCTTAACTGCTATGGGTTATGAAGCTGGAGATGCTGGAAAGCTTGCAGATGTAATGGCTGCTGCTTCATCCAATGCTAATACCAATGTAGCTTTGATGGGTGCTACATTCCAGTATGCTGCACCTATAGTTGGTGCTTTAGGATACAACATGGAAGATACAGCAGTTGCTATTGGTATGATGGCCAATGCTGGTATCAAGGGTGAGAAAGCTGGTACTGCTTTAAGATCTATTCTTAACAGATTATCTGCACCACCAAAAGAAGCAGCAACTGCAATGGATGAACTTGGTATTAGTCTTACTGATTCAAAGGGTAAGATGAAACCATTTAATCAGATCATAAAGGATTTAAGAAAATCATTCAGTAAGTTAACTGAAACAGAGAAAACTGCAACTGCTAAACATTTAGCTGGTCAAGAAGCAATGAGTGGACTTCTTGCAATCGTTAATGCATCAGAAGAGGATTTTGGAAAGCTTACTGATGCAGTTAATGAGAGTAGTGGAGCTGCACAGAGTATGTCAGATACCATGAATGATACTGTTCAAGGTCAGGCTACTCTTATTAAATCTCAAATTGAAGGCATTATGATTAAAATCTTTGAAAAGGTTGCACCAACTATTAGAGAAGCAATGGATGGTGCATCTAAGGCTTTGGATAAGGTTGATTGGGATGCAGTTGGTGATAAGGTTAAGGGATTCTTCCAGAAGATAATGGATGGCTTTAAGTTCATCAAGGAAAATGCTAATACCATTAAAGGTCTTATTGCTGGTATGATAGCAGCTTTTGCAGTTGCTAAGTTGGTATCAATAGTAAGTGCAATTGCAAGTATGGTAAGTACATTTAAGACATTGACTACTGCACTTCAAGCTGCAAGCACTGCACAGGAAGTATTCAATGCACTTCAGGCAGCAAGTCCTATAGGATTAGTTACTACTGCACTTGGATTATTAGTTGGTGGAATTACTGCTTATACAGTTGCTACTAAGAATGCTAAAGAACCTACTGTTGCTTTATCTAAGGAACAGGAAAAAGCTATTGAAAAGATAGATGAAATGCATGATAGTTACACTAGCCTTAAAGATGCCAGAGATAAATCAGTACAGGATGTATCATCAGAGTTTGGTTATTATTCAGAACTTAAAACAGAGCTTGGTAATATCGTTGATGAAAATGGCAAGGTTAAGAAAGGCTATGAAGAAAGAGCTAAATTCATTACAACTACACTTAATGATGCACTTGGTACTGAATTTGAGTGGAATGGTAAGATAATCAAGAACTATCAGGAAGAGAAGAAAGCACTTGATGAATTACTTGTAAGCAAGAAAGCACAGGTAATGTTACAGGCTAATGAAGAACTTTATGCAGAAGCTATTAGGAATAGAGCAGATGCATTTAATCAATTAAATTCAGCACAGTCTGAATATGACAAAGTTGCAGCAGAAAGCAAGAAAGCACAGGATGAATTGACTGCTGCACAAGAAGCCTTTAATGAAGCACAACAGGTAGCAGTTGAAACTAATGCAGTTAGTTCATTAGATCCTTATCTTGACAAGATAGAAGCTGCACAAGAAGCAGTAGATGAAATCACTGAAAAAGAAAAGAAATTCAAGGATGCTTTGGATGATTCCAAAGAAACATATACAGGATACATTACAACTATCCAGAACTATGAAGGAACATCAGCAGCAGTAATTAGTGGTGATGTGGATGAAATCAATGAATCATTGCTTAAGTTACAGTATGGATTCAAGGATGCAACCACTGCAACTACAGAAGAACTTGGAATACAAGTGCTTCAATATGAGAAAATGCTTGCTGATTATAAGAAAGCCATTGAAGATGGTACACCTGGTATCACACAGGAAACAGTAGATCAGATGCAGACTATGGTTGATGCAGCCAAAGAAGAACTTGATAAAATGACCAATCATGGTGCAGATGCTGGTGAAAGTACAGGTAAAGAATTTGCTGATAGTATTGAAAATCAAAAGAATCAAGCAAAAACATCAGGTAAAGCAGTTGGAGATGAAGCAATTAAAGGCCTTGATAGTGTTGATGCAAGTAGCAGTGGTAAGAATTTTGTTGCTGGTTACAAAAAAGGTATTGATGATGAAAAGCCTACTATATTCTGGAGTGGTAAGGCCCTTGGTGCTTTGGCAACACAGGGACTTAAAGCTGGTCAGAAAGAAGGTAGTCCATCTAAGATAACTAAGCAGTCAGGTGAATACTTTGGTGAAGGTTATAGGCTTGGTATTGAATCCACCAAGAAAGCAGTTAAGGATACTGCAAGTAATGTAGCTACTAGTGCTATTGATACATTGAAGAAAACGCAACAGGAAGGAAGTCCAAGTAAGTTAACTTATAAGAGTGGTGTTAACTTCACTAAAGGCTTCATTCAGGGTATTTCTTCAATGCAGACTAGCTTAGTTAAGACAGTTAAATCATTGGTTACAGTTGCAACTAATGAAGCCTTAAAGCTTGATAACTTTAACTTTGATGAAGTTGCTATGAATGCAAGTGAAAAGGTTGCTGATGCAATTACTAAGAAGGTGGATTATTTCAGTAATAAGATGGCTTATCAGAATGAGCAGAAACTTGCAACTTTTGATAAGGCTATTGAAAAACTAGAAAAGCAGAAAGATAGTGCTACTACTAAACTTGAAAATGCAAGTGATAAGAAGATAGATGCTCTTGAAACTAAAAGAGATAAAGCTAAGGATAAAAAGGAAAAAGAAAGACTTAAAAAGCAGATAGATGCTGAAAAGAAAGCAGTTAAGAAGCAAGTAAGTGCTACTGAAAAGCAGTATGATAAGTTAATTGCTGAACAGAATAAGTTTAAGAATGCTTATTCAGATGCATCCAAAGAGATGATGGCAGAGTTTAATGATGCTCTTAGTGAGTATCAGAGTAAGGCACAGAGCCTTATTGATTCCACTATTCAGGGTATATCTGATAAGTATCAGGCTAAGTATGATGAGCTTATTGGTAAACAGGATGCTTTGATTAGTAAGCTTAAGTCAGCTGGAGAGTTATTTAATATATCTGATGCTGGAGTTATTACTATTAGTGATATAAAGCAGCAGACTAAGGATATTAAAGATTATACTTCCAAGTTGCAGAAGATTAAGAACAAGGTATCTGATGATCTGTTTGATGAAATAGCAAGTTATGATATGGAACAGGGTAATGCATTCATGGACCAGTTACTTGCATTATCAGACAGTGACTTAAAAGCTTATTCAGATGCTTATGATGAGAAGATGAAAGTTGCAGAAAGCCTTGCTAAGAATCTTTATAAGAATGATTTCAAGGATATTGCAGATGATTATTCAACTGAACTTAAGAAAGCAATGAAAGGTTTACCTAAGCAGTTAGAATCACTTGGTGACCAGACTATGAAAGGCTTTATCAATGGTCTTAAAGGTAATACTGATTATATGAATAAGTCAGTTAAGAGCCTTATCAATGGAATGATTAAGACATTCAAGAAAGAGCTTGGAATCCATTCACCATCTACTGTTATGATGGGAATTGGTGAATATACAGGTGAAGGCTTTGCTGATGGTCTTAAGAACATGGTTGGATATGTAACTAAATCTGCTAATAGTCTTATAGATGCAACTAGTCAATCACTTAGTGGAATAACTTCCAATATAGGCAATCTTAAAGCCAATGTTGGAACTTCTGGAAGTGGAATTGGTGGAAATACTAATGTAGTTAATAACTATAATTTAGTTCAGAATAATACAAGTCCTAAATCATTGTCTGCACTTGAAACCTATAAGGCAAGAAGGCAGCAGATTGCAATGGTTAAGGCAGCTACTCAAAGTGTATAAGGGAGGGTTGAGATATGTTTACTTTAATAGCAGAAAATAAGTATGGTCAGCAGTTGGAACTGACCCACAATGATGCATATGTTATTACAGAGATAGACGGACTTGACCCACCTGATGCAACCATAAATACCTCAAAAAATGCTAATGCAGATGGTTCTGTTTTCAATTCTAGCTACATAAATGATAGACAGATCATAATCACTATGGCTATCAACTATCCAGCAGAAGAAAACAGAATCAATCTGTATCAGTATTTCAAAACTAAAATGCCTATTACTCTTTACTATCAGAATGATAGTAGGGATGTATACATACAGGGGTATGTTCAGAATATGCAGATAGGATTTTTTGATAAAAAGCAGATTGCACAGATAACTATCTTATGTCCTAAGCCACTGTTTAATGATGTGAATGATGGTACTAGTAAGTTATCACAGGTTACTGATTTATTTGAATTTCCATTCAGTATTGAAAGTGGTCCAGGTAAGAACCTATTACCTTATCCATACTATCATGGCACTAGAACCTATAATGGAATTACTTATACTGATAATGGAGATGGAACTATAACTGCTAATGGAACTGCTACTGCTTATTCTGATGACCATTTACAGAGTAGAGCAAATGGTGATTTTATGTTGCCAGATGGAACATATGTAATAAATGGTTGTCCTGAAGGTGGAGGTACATCCACTTATAGAGTAATGGTTGGAATAACTGTTAATGGTTCATGGCAGACAATTGCAGCAGATAGTGGTAGTGGTGCTACATTTACTTATGATTCAAGTATGGGTAATTTAGGTATAGTAATTGCAATTTCAAATGGTGCTACAGTTAATAATGTAACATTTAAACCTATGATTAGTGTAGCCGGTGGAGAATATGAACCTTATGTGTATAATCCAGGTATAGAGTTTTCTAGCATTGGAGATGCAGATATAACTATAATTAATGATGGTGATGTGGAATCAGGATTTACAATGACATTCCATGCATTGGATGATGTAAGTAATCCAGTTATCTATAACACTGATACTAATGAATACTTTGGTTTAAATGTAAGTATGTCAGCTGGTGATGAGGTTATAGTTTGCACTAAGACAAAAGAAAAGAGTGTAACCTATACTGCTGCTGATGGTACAACTTCTAATGCAATTGGAAATGTTCAAGAAGGCAGTACATGGTTACAGTTGATTCCTGGAGTTAATAACTTAACTATGACTAATACAGGAAATCCAGGTGATTTATATGTTACCTTTACTTATACAAGCCAATATGAGGGGGTATAGCTTATGGATATTTATGTTTTAAATTCATCAGGTACTCCCTTGGGATTGGTTGAAAGTTACCAGAGTGTTATCTGGAACATGCAGTACTTTGGATACAATGATTTACAACTAGTAACTGCTGCTACTGATGAAGCTTTAGCACTCTTGCAAGTAGGTAATCTGCTTGTAAGAGATATGGATATGAGCAATGGTGAATACCATAATGTAATGATGATTGAAAAGAGAGAACTTGCTTTTGATGTGGAATCAGGTTGGCTACTTACCATTACTGGTAAAGGATTAAAGAATATTCTTTCAAGAAGAATAGTATGGTCCCAGATTAATACATCAGGTACAGTTGAAAGTGCTATAAGGCAAGTAATAACTGATAATGTGATTAGTCCAAGTGATTCCAATAGAGCTATACCTAACTTTATCCTTGCACCAAGTATGGGAGCAACAGATGAAGCTGATATACAGTTACTTGGAGATAACATAGCTGAATGGCTTGAATCAGTATGTACTACTTATGGTTATGGATGGGATGTATATCTAGCCAATGGTCAGTATGTATTTAAGCTTTATCAGGGAACAGACAGGAGTTATAATTCAGATACTCCAGTAGTATTTAGTCCTCAATATGATAACTTATACAGTTCCAATTACTCTTATGATCTATCCAACTATGGCAATGTAGGCTTAGTTGGTGGTGAAGGTGATGGAATTAATATGAGAACTGCTACTGTAGGTAATGCATCAGGATTTGATAGATATGAAAAGTTTATTGATGGTAGTAGTGTATCAAGTAATGGAGAGATAATCACAGTTGAAACTTATCTTAAGTTACTTGAAAGCTTTGGTAATGAAGGGATAACACAGTATCAGCTTACTCAAACCTTTGATGGAGTAATAGAGCCTAATGGAATGTATAAGTTGAATGTTGATTATTTCCTTGGTGATGTGGTTCAGGTTGAAAGTAATGGAATAATGGCCACTCCAAGGATAATAGAGATAATATATAGTGAAGATGCTAATGGTACAAGCATAGTACCAACATTTAGTGAATGGGAGGTAAGTTAAGATGGCTATAACATATGGTTTTTTTAATTCTGTAAATGGAGATAGGAAGTATAATGCAGATCAGATGTCTAATTACTTTGAAGGCTTAGTTACTGATGGAGTTTATGAAAATATAGGTAATGGATTATCAGTTGAAGCTGGAAGTGGAATGAATGTAACAGTTGGAAGTGGTAGAGCAATCATAGGCATGAAATGGCTTAAGAATGATAGTGCCATTACTGTACCAATAACTACTGCTAGTGCTACACAACCAAGATACACTGCAATAGTAGCAAGGCTTGATGTTCTTAATAGACTTATGACTATTACAACTGTAGATGGTACTCCAGGAAGTAGTCCTGTAAAGCCTACTCCAACTGTAAGCAATACTATCAAGGAGTTGGTACTTGCTTATGTATATGTTCCAGCCAATGCAACAAGCATTATTGCATCCAATATAACAGATACAAGGTCTGATGATACAGTATGTGGATGGGTAACAGGATTACTTCCTAATTCACATATTGAGCAGTATTATAAGAGGGTTAAGCTTGCCAGTGGTCAGAGCAACATTATTCCTCTTGATATGACTAATTATGAGTATTCAGAGAATGATATTATAAGCATATATATCAATGGATTGTTTGCAGCACCTAATGTAGATTACTATCTTGATACTACTGCTGATCCAGTTGAATTACATCCTAATGCAAGTGCAACTGGTACAGAGATTGTTATTCAGGTACTTAAATCAATGATTGGTAGTTGAAATAGTTAGAATATTATGTTAATATAATAGTAGATTGTTTGGGTAATTGCTGATTTTTTGACATTGTTTTCTCCTTTTGAATTGCTTGGAAAAGAGAGATGTACAGAGTGTACATCTCTTTTTATTTTGCATAAAAATAATCAAGAATTTTCCGGAAATTAGTTAAAATATATCATTCTCATTATATAACTTTTGTTATATAATATATACATAAGATAAAGAAAAACAAAACACCAATCAAGGAGGAAAATAATATGATTAAATTTTATGTAGTAGATGAAGCACAAGAAATATGGAGTCCAGGATATTCTGCAAGATGGAAAGCTGAAAAAGACTTAGAGGAAAATATAAGTCATAAATGGAGTAATGATGCAAAGGTTATTGAAGTAGAGGAAATTTAAGGAGGAAAACAATATGATGAAAACATTAAAAATTCAAGCAATCACAGAATATGGAGCATGTGTATATGCATCAATTAAAGTTAATGAAGATTATACAATGAATGAAGTAGTAAGCGAAATTAAAAGATTAGGTTACAAGATGTTCAGATTAACAGATACAATGAAGAAATTTGTAGAAGTAAGATAAAACAGATACCCACCTGGAGGGGTTAAGCTCCAGGAGATAAGGAGTAAATATTATGATGAAAGTGGAATTAAAATTAAAAGGTGAAGTTGTAGCAACAACAGAGGTTAAAAAAGGTTGTAAAATGAGTGAATTACACGCAGCAATGGTTATGGTAATGCCTGACATTAAGGTTACTGAACAACTTGAAGTTTGGATTGATGGTAAGAAGAAATTATATAAACTTAATCCTGATGGAAGTTTAGCATTTTAAATAAAATTAGAACCATTCTTAATTGAATGGTTCTTAATTTTTGTTGTATTTTGTAAATTATGATAAAATAATGTAAAATACAGGAGGTGCTTTTATGAGAATTGAAGAAATTAAAAAAGGTAGAAAAGATACCAAAGTGATTAAATTGATTGATGAATTTATCCGAACTGGGTATGATAAAGTAGAAGTGCTTAATGAAGATGATTATCCAACCAATAAAGAGATGGCATCTGCAATTAGAGGTGTTATTACATATAAATATAAAGATAAAGTGAAAGTAATCAGAAATAAAGAAAGAGTATTCTTATCCAAAATAAAAAGCACTCATTAAGAGTGCTTTTCTTTATATTCAGCAATAACTTCAATTATTTCTGAATCCTCAATTATATCCTCTAGCTTACATCCAAGTACAATACATACCTTCATGATGGTCTGAATCTTAGCACCATCAAAGTTCTTTTTACCCTGTTCATACAAGGTAAGAGTTCCCTGGTTAATTTCTGCCTGTTCTGCAAGTTCCTTTTGAGTAAATCCAGCTTTAATTCTTAATGCTTTTAATTTAGTTCTAGCCTGATTCCTTGGTGGTCTAGTTGCCTTAGTTGGAAGGCCTTCATGCTCCAAGATCTGATTGATTGCTTCTGTTCGCTTGCAGTTTGTATCAAGTTTATACTTTTCAAGTAAGTCCATTAACTGTATAGGTGACATTGCTTCAAGTTCTTTCTTTCTATCCATAACTTTATCCTCCAAAAGATTTATTGTTAATATCATTATAATACTTTTATTATATAATAACAATAGTTTATATAACTTTTGTTAGAATTGCATAAAATAAATATATAACTTTTGTTACATTTTACTATATACAACATATAACAAAAGTTGTATAATATATTTAAAGATAAAGAAAGAAACACCAATCAAGGAGGTAAGAATTATGTTAGAACTTAGAGAAAACAGATTATATACAGTTAAAGAGTGGATGGCTAATAAGATAGCTAATGAAGTTGGAAGAAACATTAATATGTGTGAAGTATTTGCAGTACTTAAAGAAACAGAAAAGGCAGCATATGTAATGCTTAACTTAGGATATAAATCAAGAAAATGCACATGGATTCCAAAGAGTGCAATCATTGATATAACAGATGAAGCTGATGGAGCAGAAGGAATTGAAGCAAGACCTTTAATCATCAATGATAACTATGATGAAGTAGTTGAAGCATTCATGGATATGTGGAAAGATTTTGAATAAGAAATATAGATACAAGGCTCATATTTAAGGATATGAGCCTTTTTAATTTGTCTTAGATAAAATATAAGGGTAACTTTTTAAAATGCCTTAAAACGCAAATATGAGCCTTATTAAAATATATAACAAAAGTGTTATAAAGTTGTTGACTTTATATAACTTTAGTTATATAATAAATACATAAGGTTAAGGGAGTTGTTAATAAATGAGTATTTACGAATTGAACAAAGAACAAAAAGAAGTAGCAATTGGAATTGTAATTAAGGAATTGAAAGTGATTGGTTTTAATCTTGATGCTAATAGCAGTGCTGATAGATTAAAAGCAGAAATACTTGCTACTAACTTAAGAATGAAATTTAACCAGCTTGGAGGATTAGCATAATGACTTTACAGGAAATCAAAGAGATCTATGAAAATGCAACACTTGGAGAATTACTGGATGAATGGGACCTTGCACAAGGTAACTATCCAGGAGAAGTAATAGGAGCTTTGCTAGAAGAACTTGAAAGAAGGAATCCAGCTGCATTTAAAATGTGGCTGGAACAGGATTTACATGAAAGAGAATTAAAGGAATTTATGACAGTGGGTTAAAACCACTGTCTTTTTATTTGACCATTTTTGACCTTTGATATAAAATAAAAACAAGGACAGAAAATCTGCCCTTGTAAAATATACTTGCAATATACACTTTTATTATAAATCCTTGATATATCAACACTTTAGGAGGTTTTACAAATGTTATGTGATATATTTTGCGATATATGCAAAGGTTGATATAGAGGATAAAGCCTTGATATGAAAGCATTTTAGGTGTGTATGAAATAGTATGATTATCTGTATACAATATACAAAGCAATATACAAATTAGTACCTTAATTTGTTTATTTCAGCTAATAATTCCTGAATATCTGTATGTGTATAGTGGTCTGTTACATCAGAAGATGCATGACCAACTATCTTTTTAACTTTAGTTTTATTCAAACCACATTTATCAGCTTGGGTAATGAATGTATGCCTAGTGCAGTGTGGTGTATGATCTGTTCCAAGATGTTCTTTAAGTCTTTCCCAATAAACAGTCATAAAGGTTCTATAAGCTATCTTCTTATCTTTATGTTCAAAGAGATATTCCTTATTAGAATTATAGTATCTTTCAATCATTGGAAGAATGTCATTATGAATAGGTGTGTATCTTGTTTTACCATTGACAGTCTTTTTTCCTCCATAGAAATATCTATCTTTAAGATTCACATTTTCTTTTTTCATTTCCAAAAGTTCATTTATTCTCATTCCAGTATAAAGCAAAACTATAACTATATCATTATATTTATGATTAAAGCCTTTTATCTGTTCAATTTGAGCAGCAGTAAAAGGTTTTCTTTGCTTATGGTCCACCTTTTGAGGTGTTAAGTACTCACTTAGGTTCTTATCTGCTATCTCATACTTAATAGCATACTTGTAAAGTTGATTCATCATGTTCTTAAAGCCTGATTGCATTGATGGCTTTAAGTTATACATAGCATCTTCAAGTTCTGCTATCTTTACTTCCCTAACTTTTCTTCTATGTAGATGCATGGCTTGGTTGAAAGCAGATTTATATCCTCTTATGGTTACAGGGGCAAGTTCAGATGATTCTTTCCATCTGTTATATACATCAAGCATAGTTGTATTCTTGGTGCTTAGATCATAAGGATTGACCAGATACTCCCTAAGTGCTTTATTGGCTTCTGACTTCTTTTCATAATATCCAACATATTTATACTTCTGTTTACCTTCAATGGTCCAGCCTACAGTTACCCGAACTGCAAAAGGTTTTCTTCTCTTTCCTGATAATTCAATTACTGAACCTTCACCATTTCCTCTTCTCAATTAAATCATTCCTTTTCTAGTTTATCTTGAACTGCTAAAAATGGCTTAAATACTAGGTTTTTGGCTTATCGGTATAAGATGGATAAGATAATTTACTATATTATATATTTTTAAGGAAAAAATCATTGATTTTTCAATGATTATTTACTTTTAAGTTATAAGTAATAAGGTATCTTGTCATCTTGAATAGATAGCCTTAAAAGTGGCTTATTTACTAGCTTTTAAGCGGTTGAAGATGATTAATTTATCTTATACTATCTTGAATAGTTTTTACTATCTCTTAAGTCTTTGGCATATTCAAAGACTTTTCTTCTGCCTTTATCATTCAGGTCATTTAAGAGTAAAAGATAATGATGCTTTAAGTCCTTTTCTAGCTTGATAGCTAATTCCAGGTCTACATCTCTATATTCTTCTGGGAAGATAAAAGCCTTGGCACTTATTCCAAAGTGCTTGGATAGTTGCCTGATAGTGCTTGTCTTTAGATTAGGTACTTCATTAGATTCATACTTTTGGATACTATTTTTGGTCACTCCTAAAATTTCAGCAAGCTCTTCCTGGGTTAATCCATCCTTGCAACGTAAAAATTTTATTATTTTTCCTACAGACAATTTCAATCACTCCTTGATTATAACAGATTATATAAGACATTATACGCAATATACAATGATTATAGCAATAATATTTTTATGCTTTTTGGCTTGTAAAATATGGGAGTGGGTATATACTAGCATTATCAACACATTTTGTCATAATGTTACATATTACTAAAATTATGTTAAATATTTTGTACATTATGTCAATTTTATTATTTTTGTAATTATTGTAAAATAACAATATCACATTAAGTAAAAGGTGTGATGCGATTGTTGTTATTGCTATGGTGGTGGAATAGGTAGACACTAGAGTATGCATTGAGGTGGGGTTGTGGTTCGAATCCACACACATAAATTTTATGTGATGCATTGGAAGTAAGGCAAATACCCTACTATGCAAGGTGCAAATCCTTGTCCATAGCTTTATGAATTTGAAAGGAGGTCAGATATGAGGAATTTGATTAAGCATAAGATGCTGGATATGAATAGAAATGACTTCATCAATTATCTTGCAGAGCTGCTTGGATGCAGCAGACAGACTGCAAGTAATAAGATGAATGGTGCAGAATTTACAGAATCCGAAATTACTTTATTAAGCGAAAAACTGAATTTTTCAGCAGAAGAACTTAAAAAAGCATTGGAGGGGAAGTAAATGAAAGTAGTGGAATGTGCTAGGTTGTTAGATAAATCACCACAGTTTGTAAGAATTGGATTGCAGAGAGGTGTATTGCCTTTTGGATATGCAATAAAGATGAGTTCTAAGTGGACTTACCACATTTCAGAATCAAAGGTATATGAGTATCTTGGAAAGGAGAAAAATGGAAAAATGGAAACCTGTTAAGGGATATGAAGGACTTTATGAAGTGTCTAATTTTGGAAGAGTTAAAGCCTTAACTCGAAGAGTTGATTTAGGTAAATGCCACAGGACTTTTGAAGAACACTTTTTATCACTTGCAACAGATCATAAAGGTTACCTAAGATGTGCATTATCACATGAAGGCACTTCTAAAACATTTAAGGTCCACAGATTAGTAGCAGAAGCATTTATACCTAATCCTGATAATAAAGAACAGGTAAATCACATTGATGGAAATAAGACTAATAATAGAGTCGATAATCTTGAATGGTGTACTAGATCTGAAAATATGCACCATGCTTGTGTTACTAAACTTAAAAGAAACAATGGAGAGTATAATAATGGTGCTAAATTGACTTATAAGGAAGTTGTTTTTATTCGCACTCATTACATTCCAAGAGATAAAGTGTATGGAACTGTTGCACTTGCTAATAAGTTTGGTGTTCACAGGAAAACAATAAGCAGAATAATAACAGGTAGGTATTGGAAGGAAGGTGATGCTGATGTCAAAAGTAAAATTGTATAAACATCAGGAAGATGTTTTACAAAAAACGATTAAACAAAATAAAGTCGGTTACTTTTTAGACATGGGTTAAAGGCCTTGGAAAAACTTTTGTAGCCAGTGAGAAAATGATCCAATTAGGTGCGACAGTTAATTTAGTTGTTTGTCAAAAATCCAAAATAGAAGATTGGATTGAACATTTTAAAACATATTATCCTTTATATTATGTTTATGATTTGACAAATAAGAACGGTTTTCAATGGTTCAATGAAATTGGCGAAGATGTTCACAAAATAGGTGTTATCAATTATGAATTGACTTTCAGAAGAAAAGAATTAATGCAGTTACATGGATTTACATTAGTATGTGATGAAAGTGGTTTAATTAATAATGAAAATGCCAAAAGAACTAAGGCTATTATGAACATGGATGCTGAAAATGTAATATTATTATCTGGCACAATTTGTGGTGGGAAGTATGAAAAACTTTGGTCACAGATGAAGTTGTTAGGATGGAAGATTAGCAAGCCAATGTTTTATAACCATTATGTAGCTTACCATTATGATGATTCCAATGGATTCCCACTAATGATTATTGATGGCTATAAGAATGAAGAAAGATTAAAGAAAAAAATGAGAGATTATGGTTGCCACTTTTTAAAGACAGATGAAGTCTTTGATTTACCTGAACAGGTGCATCAGACTATTAGTATTCCTACAACTTCTGAATACAGAAAATTCAGAAAAGACAGTATAGTGATTTTTGATGATCCATATGATGCTGAAAATGGTTATGAATTGGTTGGTGATACCACTCTTACTAAGATGCTATATGAAAGACAGTTATGTGGGCAGTATAACCGGGATAAGCTGAAAGCCTTCCAAGACTTAGTTGAAAGCACTAATGATAGGTTGATAGTATTCTATAATTTCAATGCTGAATTGGATGCTATGCAGAATGTTTTATTGGATATTGATTTTGAAGAATACAGTAAAAGAACCAGTGTAGTTAATGGAAAGTTGAAAGCTTTACAGAACTATGAGAATAAAAGCAATTCAATTACATTCATTCAGTATCAAGCTGGAGCAATGGGATTGAATCTGCAAAAGGCCAATAAGATTATATACTTTACTCCACCACTATCAAGTGAGTTATTTGAACAGAGCAAAAAGAGAATACATAGAATTGGTCAGAAGTCAACTTGCTTTTATTACTACTTGACCTGTAAAGGAAGTGTTGAGGAAAAAATATATAAAACTTTGGCAATGAGAAAGGATTATACAGAAGCATTATTTGAGGAAGGAGCAGCAGATGATTAAATATTATATTAAAAAGTCATGGGCAATAATCTTAATGTTTATAGGAATAGGATTTTTTATCTTAGGTGAAAACTTCCTAACTAATCATTGGTTCTGGGAGAGGTTCACAGTTGCAACAGTGTTAGTAACATTAGGTGGTTATTACTGGATGATAGTTGAAGAAAGAATGGAGAAGTATGGGAGGTGCTAAATGGCTGCTGAAAAACATTTTGAAAAGAAAATAAAAGCATATCTACAGAATGAAGATGCCTGGTTTGTAAAATTCTTTGCAAACAGTTTCACTAAGAAAGGTATTCCTGATGTGTTAGCTTGTGTTAGTGGTTACTTCATTGGAATTGAAGTAAAAGCAGAGCATGGAAGTCCAACTAAGTTACAGATATATCATTGCGAACAGATCAGAAAAGCTGGAGGATTTGCTTTTATATTATACCCTAGTGGTTTTGATAAATTTAAAGAGTTCATTGAAAATCTTAAGAATGAGCAATGGACGAGGGATTTACCACTGATTTTAAAATAACAAAGGAAGGAGGAACACAATGTCAACACTTTATGAACTTAAAGGTGAATATCTACAACTACTTGAAATGTTGGAGGACCCAGACATAGAAGAACAGGTGGTACTTGATACCTTAGAGGGTATTGATTATGAGCTTGAAATCAAGGCAGAAAACTATGCAAAGATTATGAAAGAACTTGAAGGTAATGTTGAAACTATTAAGACAGAGCAGCAGAGATTAGCTGATAAGAAGAGTAAGCTTGAAGCCAATATTAAGAGATTAAAAGATAATCTTCAAGAAGCTATGATTGCTACAGGCAAGACTAAGTTCAAAACTGATCTATTCAGCTTTAACATCCAGAAGAATGGTGGTGCTGCACCTGTTCTATTAGATGTGGATACATCAGAATTACCTGATGAATTAGTTATCTATACTGAAAAGCCTAATCTTAAAGCTATTGGGGAGTTGCTTAAGAGTGATCCAGAATGTAAGTATGCCCACTTTGGAGAAAGAGGGGAAAGCTTAAGAATCAAATAAGGAGGATTTAATATGATTGATGTCAAACCAAAGAGCAAAACTCATTACACTTATCACTGTCAGAGTGAAAAGATTAATACAATACTAGAATTTATGGCAAAGAAGAATAATGTTAAAAAGTATGACTTAGTAACTACCATGTTAATGAGTTCAATAATTGAAGAAGCAAAGAATGATAAAGAATTAAATGATTTATTTATTGAATTGTTTTTATAGGAGGTAAACATTATGAGTAATATAACAAGAGAAGGAGTTGAACCTTATTCAACTATATTTGAAAGATTAGATGCAATAGAAGCTAGTTTATCACAAACAAATACTACTGTTACAACTTTAAAAAGTGATGTAACAAAATTAAAAAATAATGTGACATCTAGTACTGAAATGATTGAAGAACTTAAAAATGAGTTAGATAATGCAACAAGTGATACAGGATGGATTGATTTTCCTGTTGCAAGTGGAATTAGTGTATATAGTTCTGCCCAGCAAACAAGATACAGAAAGATTGGAAATCTTGTAATCTTAACAGGAGCAGTTAAAGGTATTACTAAAGATAAAACCATCATTGGAAGATTACCAACAGGATTTAGACCTACAAAGGTTATTTCTTTTGTACAAAACATGAGTGCAACTAATGGCATTGCAAATATAGCAAGATGGCAAGTTCAGACAGATGGTGATGTAGAAATGCAGTATAATGATTACCCTTGGGAAGAACTTGATGGAACTGAATGGTTTCCAATTGATGTTATGTTTTTAATCAATTAATTAAAGGAGGATATGAAATGGCAATAGGAGTATTAATCCTGGGTGAATCAGGAACAGGTAAGACTTATTCAGCACATAACTTTAAGCCTGATGAAGTCAAGATTTTATCAGTGAAAAAGCCAATACTACCATTCAGAGGTGACTTTGAATTAGTTAAAACATCTACTGGTGATGATATTATCAGGGAGCTTAAGAATACCAATAAGAAAAGGATTATCATTGATGATTTTCAGTATATCCTTGGTGTTCAGATGATGAAAAGAGTTGCTGAAAAGGGATGGGATAAATTCAATGAGATTCAGAAGCCTTATGCAGATGTACTTGAAGCAATTGATAGCTTACCTGATGATGTAATAGTTTACTTTAATTCACATATACAACAGGATGAATCAGGCAAGAAAAAAATTAAGACTATAGGTAAGGCCTTAGATAATTACTTAACTGTAGAAGGCTTATTCATGATAGTACTTGGTACATTAGTAGTTGATGGTAAGTATTATTTTACCACACAAAACAATGGATCAGATACAGTTAAAAGTCCTATGGGTATGTTTCCATCATATACCATTGACAATGATTTAAAGTATGTGGATGAAAAGATAAGGAACTACTACCACATAGGAGAGTTCTTAACAGATGAAGAGATAGCTGCAATTGATGAAACAGTTAAGAATGATGAAATTCCTATTAAGGAAGAGAAGAAGCCAAGGAGGTCCAGAGGTGGCAAGAAAGAAGAAGAGCCTAAAGAAACACCTGTTGAAGAAGAGAAAGAAGAAAAACCAAAGAGAAGAAGCAGAAGAGAAAAAGAACATGAAGAAATAGCAGAAAGTGGATTCCTGGATGATGCAGATGATACTCCATTTAATGAAGAGGAAGAACTGCCACAGAGGAAAGACAGATCAGAAGAACCAAAAACAGAAGGAAGTGGTTCTAAGGCTGCTGAAACAGAAGAAAAAGAAGAAGTTAAAACCACAGATGGTTCTAACGAAACACCAACCAGACGAAGAAGAAGGAGGAATTAAGTTATGGGAAATTGGTCAAATTTAGGAGTGGATTATAAAGCACTCAACGAACAGATTAAAGAAGCTAAAGAGAATAATGGTACAGGTAACTATAGTGAACTTGAAGAAGGTATTTATACTTGTAAAGTAGAGAAGTTGGAGATTAAACCAACTAAGGATGGTAGACCAATGCTTAGTGCAATGTTCAGAATTATAGAAGGTGAACATAAGAAGCAGTGCTTATTCTTTAACAGAGTGCTTTATGGTACTAAGAATGATGGAAACATGATTAATAGTGCTATTGGATGGCTTGAAAGCTTAGAGCCTGATATGGATGTAGTATTTGAAAACTATGACCAGTTTGAAGAATTGGTACTTGATATTGCAGAGGATATTGCAGAACTTGAATATGAAGTATCTTATGATCCAGATGCATTCAATAATATTTCAATTAATGATGTATTTGAGTAAATAAAACTTCCATAAGGTGCATCAGTGTACCTTATGGAATACCCCTAGGGGTTTAAGGAGTGAATTGATGAAGAAAATAAGACTAATAGAGTTGTTTGCTGGTATTGGTAGTCAAGCATCAGCATTAAAGAGATTAGGTGTAGACTTTGAGCATTATAGAGTGATTGAGTTCGATAAGTTCCCGGTTAAGTCTTACAATGCTATTCATGGTACAGACTTTGAACCTACTGACATTACAGATATTAAAGGATCTGACTTGGGAATAGTTGATACTGATAATTATACTTACTTACTTACTTACTTATTCCTTCCCTTGTCAGGATTTAAGTGTAGCTGGAAAGCAAAAAGGAATGAGTAAAGGGAGCGGTACAAGGTCAGGTCTATTATGGCAAGTAGAAAGATTGCTTAATGAATGTGAAGAACTTCCACAGGTGCTGCTGATGGAGAATGTACCACAAGTACATGGTAAAAAGAACATTGCAGACTTTAACAAGTGGTTGGAGTTCTTGGAGAGCAAGGGTTATCACAACTACTGGAAAGACCTTAATGCAAAGAATTATGGTGTAGCACAAAACAGAAATAGAACTTTTATGATAAGCCTTTTGGATGATATACCTTATCACTTCCCGGAGCCAATACCACTCACTAAGAAGATGAAAGACTACTTAGAGGATGAAGTTGATGAAAAGTATTATATCAACAACGAAAAAGCACAGGCACTGATTAAGAAGCTTATAGCAGATGGATCCTTAAAGAGTGAAAAGGAAACAGTTGATTTAAGCATTAATGAACCAGGTGCTATTGATAAGGCTAACTGTATTAAGGCTAGGTATGATGCTGGTATAAGCAACTTTAGACAAGATGGAAGTGGTGTAGTTGAACAGACAGACAGACAGACAGTCTTGATTAGTGGTCAGGGAGCGAATTTAGATAAAGAAATTGAAATTGCTAATACTTTAATGGCTAGAGATTACAAAGGTTTTGGGAATCAAGCTATGAATGGAGTGATGGAATGTCAGAAGAAAATGAAGTAAAGAGTTATGGAAGTATATATGGTGAAGATAAAGGTACAGGATATGCCGGGAATGTATGGGATAAAGAGCAACTATGTCCAACACTTAATACTATGCAAGGTGGGAACAGAGAACCTTTAATAGTGGCTATGCGTGGCCGAGAAGATGGGCAACAGTTAGAAGCACCTAAAGAAGTTACCAATACTCTTACCAGTGTTCAAAAAGATAATTTAGTGATAGAACAAGAACCGATAAGTACAAAGGGTAAGAAGATAGAAGTTGCTAGTACCATACTAGCTGGATATGAAAGAACTAATATGACAGGATTTAATGCAGATAATGGTGTGGTTCAAATTAAACAAGCCACAGAAAAAGGTTATGTTGAATGTGATGTTGGTGGAGTTGCAGATTTAAGTTATCCAACAAGTAAAACAAGGAGGGGTAGAGTGCAAGAACATGGACAGGTATCACCAGCCTTAACTGTATCAGGAATGGATGGTATTAATAGAATTGAGAAAGTAGGTCAGATTAGTAATGATGGTTCACAATATGGAACAGTACTATCTGATGAGGGATTATCAGGAACATTACAAGCTGGTACACATGGATATGCTAACAACTGCATAGCTAATGAATATAGAATCAGAAAACTAACACCTTTGGAGTGTTGGAGGTTAATGGGATTTACTGATGAAGAATTCCATAAAGCAGAAGAAGTTAATAGTAATACACAGTTATACAAACAAGCTGGTAACAGTATTGTAGTTGATGTGTTAGAAGCGATATTTAGAGAATTGATGGAGGTATTAGATATGGAATCAAAAACATATAAGATTGAAGATATACAGACTGATATGATGATAGACCTTGTTAAGTTCAGAGAAAAAGAGCCAAAGTTATTTGAAGAATTATGCAAGGATTATCCTGTTGAAAATAAAAAGATTCTTATAACAGTGGTATAAGCCTATGATTTTCTATGACTTTGAAGTATTTAAGCATGATTGGTTAGTAGTCTTAATAGATCCTGAAGAACCTGAACCTTATGTAGTGATTAATAGCAAAGAGCATCTTGAAAAGATTTATAACCAATACAAAGATGATATATGGGTTGGATTTAATTCAAGGCACTATGACCAATACATTCTTAAAGCTATTCTATGTGGCTTTAATGCATGGGAAATGAATGATTGGCTTATTAATCAGAAGAAGCCAGGATGGATGTTTTCTGACCTATTAAGGAACATTTTCCTTATCAATTATGATGTAATGCCACTTAATAGCAGCCTTAAGCAGTTAGAGGGATTCCAAGGTCACAATATACATGAATCAAGTGTTGACTTTACCATTGACAGGAAACTGACACAGGCAGAGATTACTGAAACAGTTAAGTACTGTATAAATGATGTTAAGGAAACCATGAATGTATTTGCAGAGAATATCAATGACTTTAACAGTCTGCTATGGCTTGTCAAAGAGTTTAAATTTCCTATCTCATACATGGGCAAAACTAAGGCACAGATTAGTGCTGAAATACTTGAATGTATTAAGACTGATAGAAGTGATGAATGGGATATATCAGTACTGCCTTGCATCCAATTAAACAAGTATAAAGCAGTTGCTGATTGGTTCTTAGATGAGAAGAACCACTTTTATAAAACTGCTGATGGTAAAAAGAATGTATTCTTTAAGGATGTAGCTGGAGTAAGGCATGACTTTGGTTGGGGTGGTATTCATGGAGCATTGAAGCAATATCATTACAGGTGCGATAAGAATCACATAATGCTTCACATTGATGTAGAAAGCTACTATCCAAGACTAATGATATTCCACAACCTTTTAACCAGAAATGCGAAGAAGCCTGAAAGATTTAGGAATATCTTTGATAGAAGAATGGCTTTGAAGCATGAAGGTAAAAAGAAAGAGCAAGCACCATTTAAGATTGTTATTAATGGTACTTACGGAATTATGAAAGATGAAACCAATAAGGCTTATGATCCAAGGAATGCTAACCTTGTATGCATAAATGGTCAGCTTATGCTGCTTGACCTGATAGAGAAGCTTGAAGCAGTTGATAGCTTTGAACTTATCCAGAGTAATACAGATGGTCTTATTATTAAGATTGCTAAGAGTGATTTTGATAAGGTTGATGATATTTGCTATGAATGGGAATCAAGATGCAACATGAAGTTAGGTTTTGATTATATCAAGGAGATATATCAGAAAGATGTTAATAACTACTTATTTGTTCAGTATGATGGCAAGGTTGAAAGAAAAGGTGCTTATGTTAAGGAACTTAGTCCAATGGATAATGATTTACCAATAATCAATAAGGCCCTGATTAATTATATGCTTAAAAAGATACCTGTAGAGCAGACTATTAATGAATCTGATAGTTTAATAGACTTCCAGAAGATATGTAAGCTTACAGTCAATTATGAAAAGGTAGTACATGCAAGGAATGAATATAGAAATCTTGGAAAAATCTATGAATACACCAATAAGTGCTATAGAATCTTTGCATCAAAGGATGAGATAGATGGAACAGTATACAGAGCAAAAGGAAATCAATGGGTTAAGTTTGGAAATACATCAGAACATTCATTCATAGATAATGGAGATATAACTAATAAGAAGGTCCCATATAAACTTGATAGGAAGTGGTATATAGACTTAGCCAAAGAAAGATTAATGCAATATGGAGTGATTACTTATGATGGAATTATTTAGGGGTTATGTACCCACCAAAGATAAGAAGTGCTTAGTACCCTTTAAGAATGTACCAAGTGCTGAATTAAATACTTACAATGAAATTAAAAAGAAATCAGAGTATGCTGGAATCTTAGCTGATGGAGCAATACTTATTGATATAGATGATTATGAACAGTCAGAGATACTGATGAAGATAGTTGAAGATAAAGAGCTTAAATGCAGAGTATATGCAACTACCAGAGGTAAGCATTTTGTTTTTAAGAATACTAAAGCAGAGGGTGGTTATATCCAACCTACTTGTAAGACTAAGACCACTCTTGCTTGTGGTCTTAATTCTGATATTAAAGTTGGATGCAAGAATAGTTATGAAATCCTTAAATTCAAGGGTAAGGAAAGAGATATTATATATGACATCTTTGAAGATGAGGATTATGAAGAACTTCCTAAGTGGTTACTTCCTGTTAAGAAATCAGTTGACTTCTTAAGTATGAAGCCAGGAGATGGAAGGAATCAAGCACTATTTAACTACATACTTACATTACAAGCAGCAGATTTTACTGTTGATGAATGCAGAGAGTGCATCCACTTGATTAATAAGTATGTACTTTCTGATCCACTGGAAGAGAGTGAACTTGAAGTAATACTTAGGGATGATGCTTTTAATAAGCCAGTGTTCTTCAGTAGTAAAGGCACTTTTCTCTTTGATAAGTTCGCTAAGTATCTGAAAGCCAATCATCATATCATTAAGATTAATGGTCAGATGCATATCTATGAAGATGGTATATATGTTAATGGTACTAAGTACATTGAAGCTGAAATGATTAAGCATATTCCTAATCTTAACCGAACTAAAAGAGCAGAAGTGCTTAGTTATCTTGATTTACTGGTTACAGACAATGTGGAAGTATCTGATGCTGAATTAATAGCATTTAAGAATGGTATTTACAATATTGATACTGATGATTTTATGGATTTTAGTCCTGACTTCATAATAACTAATAAAATCAACTATAACTATAATCCTGATGCTTATTCAGAGATAGTAGATAATACATTAAGTAAGATGGCTTGCAATGATGAGCAGATAAGACTGCTGCTTGAAGAAGTCATTGGTTATACCATGTACAGAAGAAATGAGCTTAGAAAAGCACTTATCCTTATAGGTGATAAGGCCAATGGTAAGAGTACTTACCTGGATATGATTAAAAATATGCTTGGTGATAGGAATACATCTGCATTAGATCTTAAGGAGCTTGGAGATAGATTCAAAACTGCTGAACTGTTTGGAAAGCTTGCTAACATTGGTGATGATATTGGTGATGAGTTCATACCTAATCCAGCAGTGTTTAAAAAGTTAACATCAGGGGATAGAGTGAATGCTGAACGCAAAGGACAGGACCCTTTTGATTTTAACAGTTATGCAAAACTGCTATTTAGTGCTAATAACATTCCAAGGATTAAGGATAAGTCAGGAGCAGTTATAAGCAGATTAGTGATTATACCTTTTAATGCATCCTTCACTAAAGATGACCCAGATTATGACCCATATATTAAATACAAGTTAAGGAAGGAAGAAGCTATGGAGTATTTAATTCAATTGGGACTTGATGGATTGGTGAGAGTATTGGATAACAGAAGCTTCACTACTTCTGCTAAGGTCCAGAAAGAGCTTGAAGAGTATGAAGAAAGCAATAATCCAATACTTCTATTTTTCAAAGAAGAACCAAAGATTGAAAATGAACCTACTAGTGCAGTATTCAAGCAGTATAGTGAGTTCTGCATTGCTAATAACTTTACTCCAATGTCTAACATTGAGTTTAGTAAGCAAGTTAAGAAGAAGTTTAACATGGATATAATCAATAAGAGTATCCAGGGTAAAAAATACAGAATATTCATAAATAAAGATGATTGATTATATAGCTATGTTCCTGTTGGGAATGTGTTATGGTGGAGCGATTATATTATTCATAATCTGGAGGAAACTTAAATGAACCTTATAGATAAGCATCAGTTAATAGATGATCTGTTAATCATAGCACTTGAAAGGAACAACTTAAGCATTAAAGAGATTTATGAGCTTATCAGAAAGCAGAAGGTTATTGAAGTTAGGAGGTAGTAGTGGGAAGAGGAAAAGGTGCTATACCATTTAAGAAAATTGATAAAATCTTAAAAGCTAATGGATATGAGTATATCAGGAATAACGGACATTATATCTATAGCAATGGCAAGAATACTATTGCTATTCCTAAGACTTGCTGCACATATCTAATTAAAAGATTATTCAAAGAGAACAATATAAAGGAGGAAATATGAGAGTACCAGACAATCAAATGACTATTGCTGATGTATTACAGGATAGAAGTTGTGAAGTAAAATGTGCTAATTGCAAACACTGGACCTTGCTTCCTTTGGCAGATCAGAGAGAAGGTTGGGGAATTAAAGGTCAATGTGCCATAGCACAAAGTGAGCGATGGGATGACGAAGATACAGATTACTGGACTTCATGTCCTAGTTTTAAAGCTTGGGAAGAAGAACCAGAGTGGAAAAAGCAGTTGTGGGACTGTAAAAACCGTGGTTTTATGATAAACATTAAAGAAACATTGTTAGATATAGAGATAGATTTATGGAATGAAAAGATATTCAATAAGTCAGGAATTGAGATAAAAGGGTATGAACACACTTTTAGATAGGAGGTATAAATGAGTATAGTAAATCATATTCAGAACGAATGGAACAAATCACAGACCAAGTGCTATCATTGTGGCAAGATTTATAACCAGCGAACACAGGACCAGATACCTGGATTCAGAGATAGAGAGTATGACATCTGTCCTTATTGCCATGAAGAGAATGGAAGTAGCATGGAGGTGGAGTATTTTAATTCTAAATTGGAGGATGATTAGTTGAAGATGCCAGAGTATGACAAAGAGTTGAGAAAACGTGGTAATACTCTTGATTTAATTATGGATGAATTACCAAGGTATTTAGTGACTTTTAAAGAACCTGTTTTTGCGTTGCCTGAACCAGTTAAGCAAAAAATATGTGTTTATCCTGGTTGGTGGCATAGTTTGGATGGATGGAATTATGAAGATAAACAGATAGAAAGTTGGGAGTTGATTAAATGACAATAGGTGAACTTTTAATATCAATATGGTTGATGTTAATATTTTGGGAACTTTGGTTCATAAATAATAAATTAAAAAGGAGATAGAAGAGTGATACAAAAAGAATTTTATATCTCAGAATGGTGGGATAAATGGGTAGAAAATTTTTTGAAGGAGATAGAAGAATGAAGTTAAAAAAGAAGATTTACATATTTAAAGGCAAAGGTGAGATTGCTATAACTAAAGCATATAGCAAGGAAGAAGCAGTACATATATTTGAAAAGCAATATCATAATATAGTAGCTAGTTGGGTACAAGAACTTGAATTTAATCCTTATGGTATTGCTGAAATTAAGTAGTATTAAGGAGATTAAGCATGACAGAAAAAAGAATGAATATAGAACGTGCTATAAATGTGTTAGATAGCTTAGTAAGAGTTGGTTATGAGGAATATGATATAGCATTAACTATGTCAACTGACATTATGAAGATGATTAAGGAATGTGATGAGAAATCTGCATCAAAGTGTTGGGAGTGTATTAATTTAATCAAGGAGAAGTATTAAGATTATGGGCGATAGCAATTATGATTGGATAATAGATCAGTATAATGAGTACAGGAAGTTACCAGCTACTGAAATAAACATGCAACCTTATTATGCACTTGGAACTGCAATCTTAAAACAGGTTGTGGTTGATTTATATGCTGCACATAAAAGAGATGATAAAGGTAGGATAGAAGCTATACATAGTATGGTCAGTAGGAATGGTATATGTGAGATGTTAGGAATGGATGTTGATTATCTGGATAGGTTAGCAAGAACTAAGGATTGCAGAAAGTATGTTTACAGGAAAAGAGATAAGTGATGGTAGTTAAGGATAACAAGATAGTTAAATGCACAGAAGCAGAACTTTTTATATTCTGGTTAAAAAGATGGAGTAACTTAATAGATTATTATACATATAAGAAGATGTGCCAGAAGCAAGGAACAGAGGTGGTTGATAATGACGATTAGGAGATGTGAAAATTGCAAGTACTATAAAAGTGATAATCCTTATGGTGGAGATATTAATGAGTATAAATGTACTAAGAAAAATAAATATACAAGGTCTAATGATGGATGTCTTGATTTTGAAATAAAGAAGAAAGTGATTAAGAAAAATGATTAAAGTAGTAGCAGTAGTGTTGTTAATTGTAGTGATAGCAGCAGATTGGAGTTAGTATGAGTTATATGAAATGTTATAGCATTGATACTATGTATGAATCCTTTGATGAGTTAGATGAGATTCTTGAAAGGAATAATGCATTGTGTATTGTTCATGATGATCTGACAGGTATTAAGCATTGTTTCTTTAATAACCTGACAGATAGGTATTTTGCTTATGAAGAATTAAGAAAGGCAGAAATTGAATGTAAAATGAATCCTTTACCTTTTTGGATTGATGATAAGTATCTTAAATAATTTATTAAAAATAACACTTAAAATTGCTTTAAGTGTTATTTTTTATGCAAAAATGGCTTAAAAATTCAAGATGAATTCAAGATAAATTCAAGATGATTTTGGTCATCTTGAATAGCAGTTTTGCTAGTAATATTAAGGGTTTTCTGGGTTGCTATTCAAGATGGATAAGATTCCTTATTACTTTGTATATTAAGGAAAAAAATCATTGATTTTTTTATTATTATTTTCTTAATAATATAAAATATATAGTAGTTTATCTTATCCATCTTGAATAGATAGGGTGAAAAGCCTTATAAAATAAGGGTTTTCTGCTATTCAAGATGAAAATTTTTAGCAATTCATCTTGAATAGTTAAATAAATTTAGATATTAACAGAAAATTATGTAAATCCATTTACATTTAAATACTGTATAGGGTATAATGGAAATATGTAGGAGGTGTTGCTATGAATAGTAAATGGGTTAAAGCTGCTGGAATAAGAGCAGTCAAAACAATGGCACAAACTGCTATATCAATGATAACAGTAGGTCAAGCAGTACTAGATGTTAATTGGCTTAATGTACTTAGTGTTTCAACAGTAGCTGGTATCTTAAGTCTGCTTACAAGTGTGGCTGGGTTGCCAGAGGTAGAGGATAATGAGTTATATAATTAGTATAGTGCTATCAGTGGTTAGTGGATCACTGGTTTTTGTTGTGCAATCATTAATTAAAGAGAATGAGAAGTTAAGAGATACAAAGAAAGAAGATAACAAGAAAAAACAAGATGCTCTTAGTAACGGAGTTATGTGCTTATTAAAGATTCAGCTTATTGAATATCATGATAAGTATATGACAGATGGTAACATTCCATCATATGTCTATGATAATTTTGATGAAATGTACAAGGCATATGCTGCACTTGGTGGTAATGGAATGGTTAAGAGAATGAAAGAAGATATTGATAGATTAAGATTAGGAGGTGTGAAGAATGACTAATCAGCAGTTTATTGAACAGATTGGTAAAGCAGCAGTTAAGTATTATGATAAATATAAGATCTTGCCTAGTTTGACAGTTGCACAGGCAATACTTGAAAGTAACTGGGGTAGAAGTGGACTTGCAGTTGATTGCCATAATTACTTTGGTATGAAATGGGTTGAAGGATGTGGATGTGATTATAAGACATATTCAACGAGAGAACAGAGAAGTGATGGAGTATATTATACGATTCAGGCTAAGTTCAGAAAATATCCAACACTTGAAGCTGGTATTAAAGGTTATTATGACTTCCTCCAGTATCCTAGATATAAGAATCTTAAAGGTGTTACTAGTTACATGGATGCTTGTAAGCTTATCAGATTAGATGGATGGGCAACAAGCTTAACTTATACTAATAATCTTATTAAGCTTATTGAAACATATAATCTTACTAAGTTTGATAAAGAAGCACTTGGTGGAACTAAAGAAGAGAAGAAGAAAGAAGATAAGAAAGAATCTGTTAGTAAAAAGTATTACAAGAAATACACAGGCAAATCTGTTAGCTTAGTTGATGCATTAAAGAGCATTGGAGTTAACAGTAGTATGGTTAACAGAAGAAAGATAGCTAAGGCTAATGGTATTAAGAACTATTCAGGTAGTGCTGAACAGAATACCAAGTTATTGGAGTTATTAAAGAAAGGTAAGTTAGTTAAGGCTTAAATTTAAGTATTTAACTAATTACTTAAAGAAGGTGGTTATATGGCTGGTAAAGGACAACCTAATAAGTATTATACTCATGTTGAACCTTATCTGGATAAGATTAAGGAAATGACACAGAACATGACTGAAAAACAAATAGCACAGACTTTAGGTGTGGCTTATAGTTCTTTTAGAACTTATAAGAAAGAGCATCCAGCATTAGTTGATGCTTTAAAAAAGGGTAGAGCTGAACTGGTTATGGAACTTAAGAGTACTCTTATTCAGAAGGCTAGAGGATTCAACTATGAAGAGAAGAAGCAAGTAATAGAACATGGTGTGGTAGTTAGAGAAGAGATATATACTAAGGCTGCTACTCCAGATGTTGCAGCTCTTAATCTGCTGCTTAAGAACTATGATAAAGAGAATTGGGCAAATGATCCACAGGCTTTGGAGCTTAGAAAACAGGAGCTGGAATTACAGAAGCTAAAATTAGAGGATGCTAATTGGTAATGGGTATGTATAATCTTAGTAACTTTTACAAGAGTAAAGAGTGGGAAAGCCTTTTAAGAGTATTAAAGAATGAAAGAGTTAATGATGATGGTGAGCTTATCTGCTGGTGTTGTCACAAGCCAATAGTTAAGAAGTATGATGCAATAGGACATCATACTATCTTTCTTACAGAAGATAATGTGAACAATCCTGAAATAAGTTTGAATCCTGGTTTGATTCAGTTCGTGCATCACAGATGCCACAACATTATTCATAATAAGCTAGGCTTTACCAAGAGGGAAGTATTCTTAGTATATGGATCACCTTTAAGTGGTAAGACATCATATGTTGAAAGTGTTATTGAACCTGGTGATTTAGTAATTGATATGGATAACATATGGCAGTGCATAAGTGGATGTGATAGATTCATTAAACCAGCAAGGCTTAATGCTAATGTATTTGCCATAAGAGATGAACTGCTAAGACAAGTTAAGTACAGAGTTGGTAAGTGGAACAATGCTTACATCATTGGTGGTTATCCTTTGATTAATGAACGTGAAAGACTATGTAAGGAACTTGGAGCTAGAGAGATATACATTGAATGTACCAAGGAAGAATGCTTGAATCGTTTAGAATTATCAGACAATAGAGATAAATCTGAATGGAAAAAATATATAGAAGATTGGTGGAGGAAATACTCCCCCCTTACCTTTTCTTAAATATATGCTTGGGGGAC